CCTATGATCCTGATGTCATTTATAATCGTATCGAGTACCTGGCATCAGCTCTCGACTGTAGAGTCGTTTTCTTGGATCACCTCTCCATCCTCCTTAGCGGACTCGATGGCGATGAACGGCGGATGATTGACACCACCATGACTAAGTTGCGGTCTCTTGTAGAACGCACAGGTATTTCACTATTTCTTGTATCACATCTACGGAGAACTACATCAGATGTCAACCATGAAGAGGGAGCTAGAGTCACACTTGGACAGCTACGAGGATCCGCTTCTATTGCTCAGCTCAGCGATGCTTGCATTGCGCTCGAACGCGATCAGCAGAGTGGATCTGCGAACAATGCTACAACAGTGCGAGTCCTTAAAAATCGATATTCAGGCGAAGTTGGTGTCGCCTGTCAACTAACCTACGATCTTTCTACCTGCAAATTCAATGAAACTCAACCAGAAGACGAGTTCGATCCAACCACTGACTTCTTCTGAAGCCAAGCGGCCAAACCCGCCCACCCCTCAGGCAGTTCAAAAGGCTCAGTTCAAGGACAAGACGTATCGCTGGAATGGGCGATGAATCATGCTTGTATTTGATCTAGAAACAAACGGACTACTTGATGCTGCCAGTAAAATTCATTGTCTTGTCATCTATGATAGCGAAAGCGACAAAACCCTTGTCTATAACGACGAGGGTTCGGAGGAACCTATTGTACGTGGGGTCCAGGTGCTTGAAGAAGCTGAGGTCATTGTCGGGCACAATGTTATCGGGTATGACATACCTGTCATCCATAAAATTTACCCGTGGTTCTCACCAACCGCCTTGGTTGTAGATACTCTTTTGTTATCTAGACTTTACCATACAGATCTTCACGAAAAAGATCGCAAACACAAGTTCGATGGTATGCCTTTGCAACTATACGGACGTCATTCTCTTGAGGCATACGGACACAGACTACAAGAACACAAAGGCGAGTTCGGCAAAGATGCTGACTGGTCTGAGTGGAGTCAAGAGATGCAAGACTATTGTGTCCAAGATGTCATTGTTACTAAAAAACTATGCGACCATTTCCACCCTTACCTCCTTGGGTTGCGTTAGAGCATGAGGTAGCTCAAATCCTAACTAAACAAGAACTTCATGGATGGTATTTTGATGAACGCTCTGCATGGGAACTTGCATCTTCTCTCAGAGCAGAACTTGAAGAAACTTATCAACTACTACGTGACAGGCACCCTTTCGTCTTCGGATCAAGCTTTACTCCTAAAGCAGATAACCGACGCTACGGGTATGTCAAAGACTGTGAAGTAACTAAACTCAAAGAGACTAACCCTACATCGAGAGATCACATCTCATGGATCCTGCAAACATTTCATGGTTGGAAGCCGAGACTTCTGACTCCTACTGGGAAGCCCATCATAGACGAAGTTGTCTTGAAGGAGATTGCTGCCGGTGGGATTACGATTGCCGAGGACTTTCTGAAGTGTCTCGATATTACGAAGAGCTTGGGGATGATCTCGGAAGGCACGAACGCATGGCTGAAGCTATGTACGACTGCTAATCGAATACATCATCACTGCTCAGTAGCTACAAACACGCACAGATGTGCACACCGTAAACCAAACCTCGGGCAGGTAAAAAGTGACCCAGAATTCAGAAAACTATTCCAAGCATCCCCTGGTCAAGTTATGGTGGGTGCTGATCTTAGTGGGATTGAGCTACGTATGCTCGCGCATTATTTGGCCCGGTATGATGACGGACGTTATGCGGATGTACTTCTCAACGGAGACATCCATCAAGTCAACGCAGACCGAATTGGAATCAGCCGCCGCCAAGTTAAAACAGTTACCTACGCCTTCCTCTACGGTGCAGGTGACGCCAAAATTGGACATTCCTTTGACTCTTCCTTAAGTGATGCTTCCGCTAAGAGTCAGGGTAAGGAAATACGAGAAGCGTTTGTTTCTGCTATTGATGGACTTGCGGAACTTCTGGCGGCAATCAAAAAGGCGTCTGAGAAGGGCTTTATCCGATCGATAGACCAACGTAAAATCAATGTTGACAGTCCACACAAAGCTTTAAACTACTGCCTCCAGTCAGGAGCCGGTGTAATTGCGAAGCGTTGGCTGGTCATCAACCATAATAACATCAAAGAGTTGTGCTGTTCACAGCTCGCATTTATACATGACGAACTACAATTCGAGTGCGACCCAGTGGACGCAGACGCGCTATCAGCATCCCTGGTACAAAGCGCTGAAGCGGCTGGAGAATACTATTCATTACGCCTCCCTATCAGTGCTGAAGCAAAGAGAGGAAGAGACTGGTCGGAGGTCCATTGATGAAACTACTCATTGATGCCGACTATATTGTTTACAAATCCTGCGCTGGTGCAGAGGAAGACTACAACTGGGGTGATGATGTAATCACCGTGGTCAGTCGCTTCTCCGAAGCTTTGCGTAACGTAACCAAAGAGTTATCTAAAATCAAATCAGAGTTTATGTGGGACACACCTGAACTGGTGCTGTTCTTCAGTGACTCTAAGAATTTTAGGAAAAAAATTTACCCTGCATACAAGGGTCATCGAAATAGAAAGAAACCGTGTGGCTACCGACGTGTCATCTCAGCACTTGAGGATCAGTACGAAGTAATTCGTATGCCTGAGCTTGAAGCTGATGATGCTATGGGTATCTACGCCACTGCAAACCCAGGTAACATCATCGTTTCTCCTGACAAAGACATGCGCCAGATCCCTGGCAAGGTCTACAACATGGATGAGACACTGGAGATCACACCTGAGGAAGGCATGAAGTGGCATTACATTCAGACACTTGCTGGTGACCAGACAGATGGTTACGGTGGAGTGCCTGGCATCGGTATCAAAAGAGCCGTTGCGTTGTTTGAAGAGGGTGGCTACACCTGGGATACCGTCGTCAGCGCTTTCGCTGCAAAAGACCTGGATGAAGACGTTGCTCTGATGAACGCGAGGCTTGCTAAGATCCTCACTGTCAACGATTATGACACAGACAACAGGCGGGTCATTCCCTGGACCCCCACCACCGCCGGTAGTTGAACTGACTATCGAGCAGTCATTTAAGATCAGAAGGCTGGAAGACCTTCTGCCTGAGGCTGAGAAGGATGACATCATCACTTTGTTTCTCGCCTTACAACGACAGAACTTCTGCCTGTCGAACACACTTAGCAATCTTCTAAAACATTGGAACTCACCGACCAAGAACTACTGATGCTGAGAGGCGCAGTAGAAACACGCGCCATGTATCGTGGCGTTGTGTGTATGCAGGTCAGAGTGTGGGAGCCATGGATGGAAGACCTGCTAACTAAACTACGTAACGCAACTGCACATCTCAAATCACCATGGGACCATCCTACTACCGACGAGGAACCATAGAAGTATGGGACTTCATCCGTGATCAGGATCTTAACTATCATCTCGGTAACGCGATTAAATACGTATGTCGAGCTGGTCACAAAGATAGTAAGGTAGATGATCTCAAGAAAGCAATCCACTACCTTACAAACGAACTAGAACATGTCACTCCTGAGCAACCAAGCCATCGAGTTCCGTCGGGCTTACAACATCAACAACAGTTTGAGGTCCCGCTCGATGCAGCGGAGTTTGATCGTTGAAGAGTTTAAAGAGTTTCTTCAAGCAGATCAAGACATGCTACACATGCATCCCAATGCAAAAGCAGAGTGCTTGAAGGAGCTGGCTGATCTAGTTTACGTCTGCGCTCAATACGCAGAGAACATGGAGTGGGACCTGGAGCAAGCGCTCCGACGTGTCCACCAATCTAATATGTCCAAGCTGGGAGAAGACGGTAAACCGATCTACCGCGAGGACGGCAAAGTCCTCAAAGGACCTAATTATCAACCACCTGATTTATCTGATTTAGTTTAATGTCTACTCTTATTGCTCGGACCGGACGTGTGCAGTCCTGGCTCGACGACCCCACATCACGTCTGCCCGTATCATGTACCGTCTTCGTTGTTGAAGACTCAATGGAGGGACCTAATGGACTCGAAGCAAGCTGGAGATTTGTATCACATGCTCTACGATATGGAGCAGGATGCGCGGTCCACCTGTCGAAACTGCGACCCCGAGGTGAAGAAAATGGAAAAGGACTGGTTGCATCTGGACCGGTCTCCTTTGCTAAAATCTACTCAACACTAAATGAAATCCTCCGCCGCGGGGGTGTCTACAAGAACGGCGCTGTGGTCTGTCATATCGATCTCGGCCACCCTGATGCTCTGGAGTTTATCGAAACTCCCCGTCACGAACTCCCTTGGGTTAAGCGATGCATCAACATCACTCCCGAATGGTGGGAGAAGTGCACGTTTAAGGAGGTACTACTACAGGGTATCCGGTCAGGTGACATCTGGCTCAACAAAGTAAAGTATGACAATGAAGGAAAACGAATC